GTGTAGGTTCAACTACAAATAATAGAGTATTTGTAAATGGTTCGATTCAATTATTAAGTAATAATGATGCTATTGTTATTGGTAGAGGTACTGCTACATTCTTATCTGATGAAGAATTAGGATTTGGTTGGGGTGGTGGCTGGTATATGGTTGACGGAACTTATTTAAGAGTAAGAGGTTCTAAAGTTCTTTATAATGATTACTATATACGTTCAGACCATTCATTTAGATTAAATAGTGAACGTTCTCTATGGGCTAACTATGGTTCGTGGAGTTCATACATTTCAAGAGTAGCTTATATATCATTTGACTGGAACGCTTCATATGATTCATATCAATTCCATGGATTAGCATCAACTGATTTAAATGGTTCATTTACTGATTCTGTATCATTGAACTCATTCAATGATATTACAATGAGATTGGATGCGAACAACAATAATGGTAGTTCGTATTTCAGAATGATGAATGATAGTGCTGGAAGTAATCAATTTGGATATTGGGGATTCAATGGTAGTAACTACGAATGGTACACAGCTGGTATAGCATACGCTGATTCTTCAATGAGAAGCCGTATATTCTACGATTATGATAATACTGCATTTTATATAGACCCTAACAATACTGATACATCATTTAGAATGGCAGGTAGTATTATTTCTACCGCATATATGAGAATTGGTATTGAGGATGGCGGTTATGACTGTTATATGCAAATCACCGATGAAAACCCATCAGTTGATGGATTTGGATATGGTGGAGAATTTTATTTTTATGGAGATAAAGCTGTAGCTTCATCCATTCTTTATATGGGTGGTATTGCAGCTAGTAGACAAGTACGTTCTGCTGACCAAATGCGTTCTCCTATTTATTATGATTATAACGATACTGGATATTATTTAGACCCAAATAGCACAACAAATATTCGCTATTTAAAAGTTAATACAACCGGTACAGCATCTTCAACCAGAGCATTAACAATTAAGCAAGATGGGTATGGTGAGTACAACTATGGTTCGTATCCTGGTGCTTGGACATCTGCATTACAAATCCAAAATAATGATAATACCAAAATGATTTGGATATCACCATTGGATTCTGGAAACCATGCTAGATTCCATGTAAATGGTACAAACTCTGGATTAATATTTAATGTTCAAGGTTCAATAAATGCAAGTGGTACAAACGCATTAGAAATTTATAGTTCTTATGTATATACTCCATTAACTTGGTACGCAGCATTTTGGTATGATTCAAATGATACTGGATATTATGTAAATCCAAATGGTACATCTCGTATTGGTGGTATTCAAATTGGTGGAGCATCAACTTCATCAAATGAAATTCGTTTTTATGGTGTAGCTGGTGATAACCCTGGTTCATATAATCATGGTGCGATTATTGAAAGATTGTGGAGAAATGGTGATGAATCTGAATTATTAATATTCAAAGGTAATGACCCAGATGTATCAACTATACATGACCGTGTAAGAATTGCAGCTACTGGTAGAATTGTTTTTGATTCAACTGCCGGATATGGTAACGTTGATGATTATATTTCTGCAGCAGGTACTGGTAATATAGAAGGTGATGGATATTTCTATGGTTCTGAATTCCACGTACCAGGTTCAATATTTTCACCAATTTTTTATGATAGAAATAACTCTGCATATTTTGCAGACCCAGCAGGCCGTTCTAGATTATCATCAATAGATTATGGTAATGGCGGTTACTATTTTGCAGGTGGTGACTGGGGTTGGAGACATAATACTCCATCCGGTTGGATTCAATTTGGACCGGCAAATACAGGCCATGCTCACATTTATACTGACCGTTCAAACTTCTATTTCAACGTATATGACCTTTATGCAAATGGATATAGAGTAGCACTTTATAACTATTGGTATGGAAATATGTACTTAGGAAGTGGTGGTGATTTTTACGCAACTATTTTCTATGATACAAATAATACAGGATATTATTGTGACCCTGCTTCTACAAACAGATTAAACTTTGTAAACGCAAACAACATATACATCAACCCTGGTTATATGTTGTACTCCGATCCTGGTGGTTGGACTGGTGAATACTATAAGATTCAATGGCATAGTTCTCACTTATATCTACAAGCATATGCGAATGGTTATCATATTATGAGATATGGTTCTGATGGTTTAGAATCTCATCAGTTTGCTAGAGATGGAAACTATTGGAATAGATATATGGGTTGGATGAGTAACTACATCAACCAAAACGTAAGAACTGATGCTGGTCCTACATTCCAAGAGGTTTACACAAACGGATGGTTTAGAAATAATAACTCTGGACAAGGTTTATATAACCAAAACAGAGGAATGCACTGGTATTCTAATAACGGATATTGGAAATCAGCAGGTGGTGGATACGGATATGGTGGTATTGTAATGTACAATAACTACGAATCTGATTTAAGAGGATATGCTGGATATTGGGATGGTAGTGGATTTGGTATGTTGAATAGTTCTGGTAACTGGCAGATTCGTATTGAATATGGTAACGCTCATATGGAATTGTATCGTGTGACTTGGGCAAATGATATGAGAGCATACATTTTCTATGATAGAGATGATACTGGTTATTATATAGATGCAAACGGAACTTCACAATGGGTAGGTTTAACCGATAGAGGTAGAGGTAATATTGGATTAACTGGTAAATCGGATTATAGAAGACCACAAAGTTATACAGGTGATAGAAACTATTGGACAGGTACGCAAGGTTGGGGTACAACTGACTTTAACTGGATGATGGATTGGGGTTCTGGATTTAATGATTCTTGGGGTAACCCAGGTAATCAGCCTCCTGGTACTTCACATTGGGAAACTGTACAAGCGTTCCACTATTCTTGGACTTATGGTGGTGGATATGGATGGCAAATGACCGGTGGACCTGTTGATAGATTATGGTTCAGAAATATTTGGTCATCTCCATCTGGTTGGAAAGCAATGGTTGACTCAAACAATAGAGGTGAATATTGTATTCCTACTTATGACTACAACCACTATTCAAGAGTTTACTTTACTTACAATAGAGGATACTACGCAACACAAACCGATTCGGCAATGTTGCAACCATATTCAACTGGTAACAATGGTGCGTTCATGTCATTCCACAAAGGCGGTTACTACGCATTGAACTTAGGTTTGGATGGTGATAACGTTGTAAGATGGGGTGGTTGGTCTTCTAGATGGCAAAGATACTATTTGAATGATGATACTATTGGTACTCCATATGTAGTTCGTGCAAACTTCGATAACTATGGTGGTGGTGGTATGTGGGTATCGGATGATGGTGACTTAGCAGACGTAAACGATGGATACTTATCATTAAGAGCTTCTTATGGTTTAAGAATCTTCTCTGGTAATAGAGGTGGTGGTGCAAACATCAACTTGAGATATGATGGTGTGATTATTGCATCAAACAACATCATCGCTTATGGTTCACCTTCGGACAGAAGATTGAAAGATAATGTTAAGTACTATGAAAACGCATTGGAAAAAGTACTTAAACTTAGAGGTGTTGAATTTGATTGGAAAGAAGGTACGGATGAGTACGAAACTACAAATCTAAGACATGATATTGGTTTCATTGCTCAGGAAGTAGAAGATGTTGAACCAATGTTGGTAAGACCTGATGATGCTGGATATCTTGCAATAAGAGATAGAGCAATGCCAGCGTTATTAGTAAACGCTATGAAGGAGTTGAAAGCAGAATTGGATGAAGCTAAGGCTGAAATAAAAATGTTGAAAGAAAAATTAGGTTTGGGATAAAAACTATATATTTATATATATTAAAGTAAAATAACTATGGCAATTAAAATAGCAGCAGAAATAGGAACATCACAAGGTATAACTGATGAAGCTTATGTTAGAATTTATCGTTATGTGGTAGATAGAAACAAAGGTGCATTAGAATTATATGTGAATGTATTTAAAAATGAAGAAACTGCAAGATTATTGGAAACAAACATTTCTAATCGTATGGGTGCACCAATCCAAGATAGATTTCTTGCAAAAGTAGATGCAATTCCGCATTGGCATTCTATTCCAATGGTGGAAACTGTTAGTGAAGTTATAGATGGTAGAGTATATGAAAAGAAAGTACCAAATTTCACAGAATTACAAGGAGAAGATATATTTGCAAAAGCATATCCTTTATTAAAAGCAAAAATAGCAGCAGATTTAATTGAAAGAAATGTAATTCAAAGTGCAACTGTTTTAGAAGATTGTTAAAATAAAATAAAAATGATAAGTTTAGTACAAAACAAAAACGTATTTGGTAAAACTGTAAATGTTGTATTCACAAACATATTAAGATACGATATAGATTCGGATGAGTGTGTATTAAGATACGAACTTAGATACAGAGACCCAAATAGAGAATCAGTAGCAATACCAGATAATGTTATTGCAAATGGTGAATGGAAAGTACCTACTGATGTTATTAATGCATGGAGTGGTAGTAACTTCCATCTAGCAGAGCAAATGTGTCAAGAATTTGATTTTAATGTAATAGAGCATCTAAATGGTTAATTCTAAAAATTAATATTTATAACTAAAATAGAAACAAAATGGCAATTACTTATACGTGGCAAATAAGAGCATTATCAAAAACAAATGGTAATAATTTAAATGATGTAATCATTGGTACAAGATGGGAATGTAAAGGAACAGATGATGTAGATAATATTACTGGAACTTTTGCAGGAGCAACACCTTTCAAATTAGATTCAGTTGACCCTGATAATTTTACCCCATATAATGAACTTACCGAAGAAGTTGTATTGGGATGGATTAAAAACACTGTAAGCGGTTCATCTAATACAGGATATTGGGACCATATCAGCGAAAGAATCCAAAAAGATATTAATAATAAGAGAGGAACTATAAGAAATGTAGATGAATTTGACCTACCTTGGTCAGCTACTTCTGGTTCTAATTCTGGTTCTTTACCAATATAACATCAAATTGAACTGAATTTAACTAATATCCAAAGCATGAATATTTGTTTTGGATATTTTCTTTATATTTATATGTGTATTTTTAGATGGAATACAAATTACAATAAAAACCTAATTGGAGAAATAAAATGGCAGAAAGAATCGTATCACCTGGCGTATTCACAAGAGAAAATGACCTTTCCTTCCTAGCGCAAGGAATTGGTGAAATTGGAGCAGCATTTATAGGACCTTTTAAACAAGGACCTGCATTTGTACCAACAATTGTGAGAACACAATCAGAATTCGAAGATATCTTCGGAACACCTGATGGAACTTATTATACTGAATATGCAGTACAAAACTATTTAAGAGAAGCTGGTTCAGCAACAATCGTAAGAGTTGCTGGAGTTGGTGGTTATACTCAAGTTAAACCTATGGGTATTTTCGCATCTTCTTCTAAATGGACTGAAGCAACTGGTAGAGCACAAACATTAATTGGTGTTTTATACAATACTAATTTAGGACAGCAAGAAGTTGGTTTCCCAGCTGCTAATATAATGCCTGTATTTGGTGCAGATGCAACTGGTAGTGGTGCATTTTTACTTTCTGGTTCAAACCTATTACAAAGTGGATATTCTATTTCCGCTTCAATTTATAATGCCGATACTAATGACCTTTCTGATGTATTTGGTTCTTCTCCAATTGTAACCTCAGCATCTACTTCAAAGAAAGCTTATTCATACATTTTCTTTGAAAACACAGGTTCAGCATACGCAAACAGCGCATCAGCATCTATATTTGTAAAAGAATTACCTGACCAAGAATATACTGGTGATGAAACAACTCCAGCTTATTCTGAAGCATATACTCCTTGGGTTAAATCTCAAAACATAAGTGGTGAAAGATATGACCTTTTCCGTATAGCAACTTTAGGACATGGTACAAACTATAATACTAAATTTAAAGTTGGTATTTCTAATGTTAAAGCAGCTGGTGAAGATGGAGCAACTGATTACGCAACATTTACTTTAACAATTCGTTCTTATTCTGATACTGATAAGAGAAAAGTTGTTTATGAAACATTCAACAACGTAAACTTAGACCCAGCATCAGTAAACTATATTGCTAGAAGAATTGGTGACAGATATATCACAATTGATTCAGATGGTAAAATAACTGAGCATGGTGATTATGTAAACATTTCTAAATACATTAGAGTTGAAGTAGCTGAAGCTGGAGCATTCCCTGTATCAGCAGCACCATTTGGACACGCTGCATACTTTAATCCAATTAAAGTTGCAACTGCAGATGAATCTAAAGTTCCTGCAGTAGTATTCCAAACTGGTTCAGCAAACAATACATCTTCATCTCCAATTTATTATAGTGGATTTGATTTTGAAACAACTGGTGTTTCTACTGATAACAAACAATACTTAAAGCCACTTCCAAACGGAGTAGCAACTGGTAATAATAAAGTATTCGCTTTTGATAATAGTGCTTTAGGACTTTCATTCGAAATGACTGGCTCTACTTCATCTGATATGGCTAAGAGACAATTTATATTAGCATTCCAAAATGGTTTTGATGGTATGAACCCAACTATGAAAGCAGCTAAAGCTGGTGATAGTGAGTGGGGAGCAGCAAATCAGCAAGGATTTAATTGCGCAACTTCAACATCATCTGGTTCACTTTCATACTTTAGAGCAATTAACGCTGTATCTAATCCTGATGAGTGGGATATTAATATGGTTGTAACACCTGGTATTGTAAGAAGCCTTCACCCAGCAGTAACTCAAAAAGTTATTGATATGGTAGAAGATAGACAAGATGCATTCTACATCGCTGATTTCAACGATTATGATGATACAATTACTGAAGCAACTACACAAGCAAACGCAGTTGATTCAAACTATGTAGCAACTTACTATCCTTGGATTAAGACTATTGATGTGAATACAAACAAATTAATGTCTGTACCACCATCAGTATTACTTCCTGGTGTTTACGCTCAAAACGATAGATTAGCAGCAGAATGGTTCGCACCTGCTGGTTTGAATAGAGGTGGTATCACTGGAGCAGTTAGTGTATTGAATAGATTAACACACTCTGAAAGAGATACTCTTTATGAGAACAAAGTAAACCCAATCGCAGCATTCCCTGGACAAGGTATTGTAGCATTCGGACAGAAGACATTGCAAGATAAAGCATCTGCTTTAGATAGAATCAATGTAAGAAGATTACTTATCACTGTTAAAAAATACATCGCATCTACATCTCGTTACTTAGTATTCGAACAAAATACTTCTGTGACTAGAGGAAGATTCTTGAATACTGTAAACCCTTATTTAGAGGCAATTCAACAAAGACAAGGTTTATACGCATTTAGAGTTGTAATGGATGAAACAAACAATACACCTGATGTAATTGATAGAAACATATTAGCAGGACAAATTTTCTTACAACCGGCTAAGACAGCTGAATTCATCGTAATTGATTTCAACATCTTACCAACTGGAGCAAGTTTCTCAGCATAATATGAAAAGAAACAAAGTAGATATTTATTAATATAAAATAAAAGGACAAGAAAATGGCAGAAATATTAGAGTTTAATCAGATGTTCTATACGAACTTTGAACCTAAGATGAAAAATAGATATGTGATGGAGTTCAACGAAGTTGGATTACCGGCATATCTTGTAAAAGCAGCTAACAGACCTACTATTCAATTTGAAGTAGTAACTTTAGACCATATTAACGTAAAAAGAAAATTGAAAGGTAAAGGTGAGTGGCAAGACATCACTATTACTCTTTATGACCCAATTGTTCCTTCAGCAGCTCAGGGTGTTATGGAATGGGTTCGTTTATCACATGAATCTATTACTGGTAGAGATGGATACGCAGAGTTCTATAAAAAAGATATTGATTTCTATATGTTAGGACCTGTTGGTGATAAAATTGAGCAGTGGAAAATTAAGGGTGCATTCATCAACCAAGCTAACTTCGGTGATGTTGCATTTGATTCTAACGAACCTGCAACAATTGAATTAACACTTTCTTACGATTACGCAATTCTTGAATTCTAATCAAAATAAAGATAAAAATAAAGGGATACTCAAAAGGTATCCCTTTTTTATTTCCAAATTTTTTAAAGTAATGTATTTATATATACAAAAATAAACATAAAGTTATGCAAGAAAAACAATATGATTTTCCAACGGAAGTATTAGACCTTCCATCAAAGGGGTTAGTTTACCCAAAAGACCACCCATTAGCATCTGGTCAAATTACAATTAAACATATGACTGCAAAGGAAGAAGATATTCTTTCAAATCAAAATCTTATTAAAAAGGGTATTGTTTTGGATAAATTATTTGAATCAATTGTAGTTGATGATATTAATGTAAATGATATTATTATTGGTGATAAAAACGCTATTGTATTGGCAACTAGATTGTTAGGATATGGAACTGAATACAAAATGGCATTTTATTCTTCTTTAACAAATGATACCAAAGAAGTAACTATTGATTTATCTAAAGTAAAAACTAAAGAAATAGATTTTACAAAATTTAAAAATAAAAATGAATTTGAATACACTTTACCATCAAGCGGTAAAAAAATAACTTTCAAATTATTAACCCATGCTGATGAAATTTCAATAGAAAAGGATATAGAAGCTCTTAAAAAATTGAATAAAGATGTATCAGCGGATATTACAACTCGTTTAAGATATATGATTAAATCTGTAGATAGTGATAATAGTATATCGGCAATAAGTAAATTTATAAATGGAATGTTGGCTAAAGATAGTAGAGCATTTAGAGATTATGTTAAATCTATATCTCCTGATATGGATATGAAATATGAATATGAACATGAAACGGGCGAAAAGGAGGTCGTACCAATTACATTAGGAGTTGGGTTTTTTTGGCCTAGCTAAAGACCATAGCTTTCAAGTTCATACTCAAATTTTTGATATGATAAATTATGGAAATGGATTCATTTGGTCTGATGTTTATCATATGCCAACTTATTTGAGAAATTTCTATTATAACAAATTGGTAGAATCTAAAAAAAGAGAAGCAGAGCAAGTTAAAGAAGCAAATTCTAAAAAATCACCAAAAGTTAGGATACGATAAGAAATCCTAACTTTTTGTTTTAATGGATATTTATACCATATAAAGTATGCCAACATGAAAAAATATAAGATATCAAAACATAACTTAAAAGAATTTTTTGGATTTATTGGTAAGAAAAAAACACCAGCTGAAATTCAAAAGGTGATTGATAATGACCCAATACTCCAAAAACTACAAAGAGATGCTAAAGCTATTAATGATAAGGGTATTGACTATGCCGAAAAACTTAAAAAAAGAAATCCTCAATTATATAAATGGGTTAAAGATAATTTAACTGTAAAAGATTAATTAAATGGCAGAAAATCTTAACGAAAAACAGAAAAGGGATTTACTTAGAGATATTGAACAAATTCAGAATAGAATTACTGAACAAAATAAGGCTGCCGCAACCGCAACTGGTAGAGAGTTAAGAGATTTGGAAAGTAGAATTAATAATGAAAAAATTGCTCTTAGATTAATGGAAGAGCAATTGGATACATTACAAGAAATATTAGATGAGCAAGAAAAAATAAATGAACAAGAAGAAGAAAGATTACAAAGACAATCCGATTTTAATGATTTGCAAGAAGAATTTGCAAGTTCATTTTCTAAATTATCAAAAGATACTCAAAAAATTTTAAATGATTCTAATAGCGGACAAAGTGCATTTCAAAATATATCAGCTAGAATTTTAGAATTAAAACAAGAGCAGGTAAATGCATCTGGAGAAGATAGAAAAATATTAGACCAAAGAATTCAACAATTAAGTGTTATACGAGAGCAAGAAATTGAAGCTGCAAAATCTGCTGTTGAATCAAAAAATAATTTATTTGGTATTAGTGAAGCTGAAAAGAGAAGAATTGAATTTCAAACATCAATAGTTGGATTAACTGATGAAGATAAACAATTAGCCGAACAAACATTTCAATACAAAGAAAATTTATTAGCACAGCAAGAGAGATACAATCAATTACAAGAAGCAGGTTCGGATATAATGGGAAAATTACCATCAGGAATTCAAAGTGTAATTGGTGGTATTAAAAATATGATAATGGGAATCCGTGCTTTTGGAGTTCAAGCTGCAATAGCAACTGCTGGATTAACATTAGTGATTGGTGCAATTGTTGCTGGTGTTGACTACTTTATGGATTTGAATAAGGCCGGTGAAGATTTTAGAAAAGAAACTGGTGTTACAAATTCTATGATGAGTGATATGGAATCTAAAGCCAGCGAAATTAATAAACAATTTGCTGGGTATGGTGTTTCCATAGAAGATGCATATAATACGATGGCTGCTTTGAGAGATAATGTTGCGGAAGTTGCAAATTATTCACAAGCAGCGGTTGCAGGACTTACTTTAATGACAACAAATTTTGGAGTAAGTGCCGAAGAAGCTGCAAAGGTGCAAGGTGTATTAGAAAATGTAGGGGGATTATCGGAAGATACTGCTGTTAATGTTCAAATGCAAGTTGCTAATATGTCAAAATTAGCTGGAGTTGCTCCTAAAAAAGTATTAAAAGATATTGCAGAAAACGCTGAAGCAACTTCTACTTTTTTTAAAGGTGATATTAGTTTATTAGCAAAGCAAGCTGTTGAGGCTAGACGATTGGGTACTAATTTAAAAGATGTAACAAAAACTGCGGAAAGATTATTAGATTTTGAGGGAAGTATTGAAGATGAATTGGTAGCAGCAACATTTGTTGGCGGACAATTTAATTTGAGTAGAGCTAGAGCATTAGCAATGGAAGGTAAATTAGTAGATGCTCAAAAAGAAACATTAGCTCAAATTCAAAGAAGTGGTGATTTTAGAAAACAAGATTATTTTACACAACAACAATTAGCTAAAGCAGCTGGTATGAGTGTAGAAGAAATAAATAAACAATTAAGTACACAAGAAAAACTTTCAAAATTAAGTGAAGCTGATAAAAAGAGAGCAGAAGATGCAATTAATGCTGGTTTGGATATTACTAATATTGGTGATGAGCAATTAATGCAAGAAGTGGAAAAAGCGGCAGCACAAAAAGAAATGGCATCAACTATATCAGATATTGAAAATACTTTTAAAGGTATATTAGCATCAGTTGGTGGTGCATTACTTCCATTATTCCAAATACTTGGACCAATGTTAAAAATTAGTTTCTTTCCATTAAAAATAGCAGCACAAGCAATTGGATTTATTATTGATGGTATAATGTGGTTACTTAAAAAAATTCCATTTGTAAATACATTAGTAGAAGGTTTTGGAAAAGTAATGGATTTCAATATACCAACAGTTGGTAGTATTGGTGGTGGACTACCTAGTGCAACTGAAGCTGGTGATGTTGTATCGCCGGCTAGTGGACAAACTATGATTTCAACAAAAGAAGGTGGCTTATTAAAATTATCTCCAAATGATGATGTTATAGCGGCACCTGGTGCAGCGAATTCAATAGGTAGTACAAACTTAGCAGTGTTATCTGCGCCATTAAACGCAATGATTAGTGAAATAAAAGCATTAAGAGCAGATTTGGCAGCTGGTAAAATAGCAGTTAATATGGATGGTGTAAAGGTTTCGTCTGGAATAGGTAAAGTAGTTGATGGTTCTACTAGAAACAATTTTGCTATGGCTCAAGCATAAAATAATT